TTACACATTATCTTCAGACTTTGTCGTTGAAGATTCAGGTAATTGTTCTACAGGTTGTGGTGCAACGAGCATATTAGGTGTAATTTTGTCACCATTTAAGATTGCGGCCACAACCTCTGGAGTTTTAACATCTAACTTGTTAACCAATTCTAATAATTCTTCTTTTTCTTTTAATTCAATTCGTTTATTTTTTTGGGCATTTCCACTTATTCCAGGAGATTCTGAAGTGACAGAAAAATCTGTTTTCCCGGTTTGATCGTCTTTTTTATAGGAAATACTAAGCTTTCCACCATTGATGAGATTGTTAACTGCAAATATCAAAAGAGAAAGAACAATACCAGCACCTGAAAGCGAGCCTATCAATTCGATTAAACCAGGAGAGTGAATATTAAGTTTTACCTCAACTTGTGAGGGATTAAATGGAATTTCACACTGTTGAGCTATGGAAGAAGCTGTTTTCTCAAGCAGAGTAGAGAACTCAACTAATTCTTTTAATGTAAGTCCATTAGGGTGTCCTGCATGCAATGTAGTATGGAGTTCATCGCCTCTTGAATAAATACCATAGATGGTTCTGTTTATATATGGGGCATATTCATCCATACAGGAAAGTGCATGTTGAGAATTAAATCCTCTTGCTAAGTATATATCCATTTGTCCTTTGGTTATAGTTTTTAATATTTTGATTTTTCTTCTTTTACGATAAGGACATGGAATAATTTCAGTAGTGGGATTTGCCTGCAAGTAAGATTCAACATAATTTTCTGTCTCATATACATCACCAACAACTTCTGCGATTGCTATGCGATCAGAATTTTTGCTTGGTATTAAGATTATGTCTCCTTTGTCAATCTCAAAAACAAAACGATTAATTTTATTTAATATAGCAGTAATTTTGCCCTTAGTAGTTCCATCACTTTCATCATCTGAATCTTCTGGTGTCGTGGACATTTTCTCATACACTTCTATGAGTCGTTTTATTTCATCGTCATCTTTAGTGTATAAGATACTAAGAGAAACGTAATCCCATGAAATTGAAATATATTCATGCAAGGTAAAGTCTTCGTAATAATCTCCGCCATTAGTTCGAATAATCCAGTAGTGAATGCCTTCGGAAACAGATGGTATTTTTAATAGTGAAAGTAAATTACTATCCATTATTTTTTCCTTTCGTTTACTAATTTCAATTCTATTAATTTTTTATGATATCCAGTCATCCTAGATATCTGCTCAATAGTAAATTCTCTGTATTCTTCAAAAAATGAATCTGGCAGCAGTAGCTCCATAGCGAATTTATTCGCTTCGATTTCCTTTTTTGAATTTAATAGAAGCGTTTTATTTCTGATGAAGTAACAGTTTTCTTTCCGGTGCAGGAGAGCATGGCCAAGCTCATGAGCCATGACCAGACGTTGTTCGTGCTCCGGAAGATTTTCATTGATAAATATGTAGCGGTGATTTTTCAGGAACATGTAGCATCCTTCAAATTGCAGATTGCAGATCTGGTAGATAATACCAAGCTGATCGGCAATATCAAAAGGATCTGCGGTTCCTGTTTTTCTTTTGTAATACGAAACAATCTTTTTGATGTCACGATTCAAGCATCTCACCTACTTCTTGTATTTCTTTGGTGTGTATTTCTCTTTGTTGATAATCTTTAATCGCTTCAAAGCAATCTCCAACTCATCCCGGAACAGCTCTGCGGCATCTGGACTGAGTTCTTCTCCATTGTAGCTGGCAGGGCCATCCTCACCGGCAGTGAGTTTTTCCATAATGTTGTCCAGATCTTTGGCGATGTCACGGTTGTCTTTGGCGTTAAGTGCAGATTCGGAACCGCTTTCTTTTCCATTCAGTAGAAATTCAGATGTTACGTCAAGGAAATCTGCAATCTTTTGGATTTTGTCAGCACTGGGCGTTATGTTTTTGAATTTACTTATGTAACTTCTTGCAAATCCGAGTTCTTTTTCCAGTCTGTTTATAGAATATCCCTTTGCTTTGGCGGCTTCCTTTACGTTTTCATAAAGTCCCATAGTAAGTTCCTCCAAATTTTGCGCAATTTACTATTGACATACGCCATATCTTGTGTATAATAAAAATTACAAGTTGCGCAAGATATTGCGAATGCCGGAGATAACAAATGGCGTTCTGTATTATATTGGTCACGCTTTTAATATAGAATATTTTGCGCAATTTGTCAATAAAAAACGTAATATTTTGCGAAGTACAAAGGAGGTGCAAAATGCCAATTTATACAAATATAAAAAACGCCTGTAAACAAAAAGGCATTCCGGTAACAAGGCTGGAAGCCGATTTAGGATTTGCAAGAAGTACTATTTATAAATGGGATACACATCAGCCCGGAATAGGAAAAATCAAGAAAGTAGCAGATTATCTTGGAGTAACCATGGAGTATCTGCTGTCGGATCAGAAGGAATCAGCATGAGGCCCGCAAGGCCGGACAGGAGGTAAAGAAAGAATAAATGTTAGATTGTTCTGTTAAGAAAAATATTCTTGGTCAGGTTTCAGTTCAACTCGAAATGACGAACCACGACTAGATGAAATTAAAAACAACTGGCACGTGGAATCAAGTGGAGCAGATTCTGATGGAATCTGAAAAACAAAATAACCACTACTCCCACCATAACCAGATAAGCAAACCGGAAGAGACATATTATACAGACTGTTTGATGAAACGGTTTTTCCGCCGATTTTCCTGTCAAAAGAAGCAACAGTAGTTGGCAATTTATCACATGGATAGGTAATTCCATTAATAACAATGGAGATATCCGTGATTGATATAGCGGAATTTGAAAGGTTGTCAAATTGGATATAAGCCAGAGCCAGTTGTCTATCTGCACTATATCCGAAATAAGGTAAACTTAAATGGATTTTGCGCCGTGACTGAATTACTTGCCAAGCAGTACCGGCAGAGCCTATTAATCCAAGTAAAAAAGTAATATTTTCAAAAGTAATGATTTCTTTAAACGAATTCAGAATTGAAATAATTTGGTTCATTTTTATACCTCCTCAAATGAAAGTATAACACAGAGTTTGGAGGATGAATAGAGAAATGATTTAAAGAGCCAGAGACACACCGGAACAGGAAAAGAGACTTGTAGGACAACCAGTTGAGGCCCGTAAGGCCGGATAGGAGGAGTGGCGAAATGACAACAATAATAGCTTCTGCGATTATTTCAGCCATCACAGCAAAAATAGTAGCCACCTACTATTTTAAGGAAGTAGATGGCTACGTAAGAGAAATGTGTGAAATGACGAAAAAAAGCAATCAACACACATTAGCTATTGTACACAAACTTCAAGAAAAGCCAAAGGAGATGAGCTGAAATGGAGAAAATTAAAGATTTTCTGAGAGACGCAGCGATCCCCATAGCTGGAGGTATTATAGGAGCCTTTATAGGGATGGGGATAGCAATCCTGTTAGGAATATTGTAATTAAGGTTGTGATGATTGCGATAACAATAGGCAGAACAATTTGAAGTAATACAAATTGTCCATTAAGCCATTGTTTGCTTTCAACTTCAGCAATTCCAAGATCATCAAGTTGAAAAATGGTGTCTTGTTGAATGGGGATGGGTTCACCGTATACATTACGACTTCCCCCAACCTGAATTACATAATGAGCGTTGACAAGCATAAATAAAATTTCAGGCAATTTGGGATCCTTAAATTTTTTACTGATTTTAGAATAATAGACAGACTTTTTTCGGTATATGTAGTGGAGAATATGCAAGTTGTACTTTGTAATAATCATTTAAAAGTTCCTTTCTTTAAAGACGGCATGGCAGTGCCTGTAAGAAAAGAATAGGAGAGAAACCGTAGAAAGTCAATATTTATGTCAGACCAGGAGGTGAGCTGAGATGGAAATTCGTTCCATAAGAATTGATTTCGACAAAGATACACTGGAAATCAACGGAAAGAAAGCAGATAAGCCGGTTATTGTAACCCTTCCAGGGCCTGATGGATGGCCTATACAGAAAATGTTCAATCCAGAAGTCAAACCTTATGAAGAGTACGGCAGAATCAATATTGAAGTCAATAAAACTGATAGAACAATAAAAAGGGCAAAAAAATTAGTAAAACTGTTAAAGAAAGCCAATTCGTTGGCAGAGGAATTGGCTTTCAAAGAGATTAAAAGTTTTTCAATAGAAAAAGAGACTACTCTTCAGACTGTTCGGAAAGCCATTGATGATACATCCGCAAAGTGTCAAGAGTAACCATTTGGTTTGCGGCAATAAGCTTTCCTGCAAATTCTGAAGGACTATAAGGACCGCCACTCATTTCAGAGGCAATTTCTTGCACGGAGCTGTTTAGACGATCCCTATATTCAGAATAAAAAGTATCGAATGTTTTCATAATTTGGCCTCCTTTCTTAAATACTCGGGTGTGCCAGCACCCTGTATATACAGAATAGGAGTGTACTGTTGAAAACACAAGAAAAAGCGTTCGACAAAGTAGTGAAAATTCTATAAACATAAGGTTGGAGGTGAACAGAAATGAGTTTTTCCGAGAAATTAAAAGAAACTATGCAGGATCTTGACCTTAATCAGAAACAGGTTGTAGGTATGACAGGAAAAAGTAAAGGCTCCATAAGTCAGTACCTGTCAGGAAAACAGATCCCATCAGAAAAAGTCCAGAGCGATATAGCTATATCCCTGGGACTTAATCCAGATTATTTCAAAAACGAAGAGAATCCGGTGCCATTCCGCATCCCCCGAAAAGGAACTATCCCGCGGTTGGACGTTGTGAAAGCCGCACAACTGCTGGGAATGAATCACGATACCGTAAGAAAAGGCTTACAGCAGGGCGCATTCCCGTGGGGCTATGCAATACATACATCAGAAAACAGATGGACGTATTTCATTAACGCAAAGAGATTCGTGGAGATTGAAAGGATTGATAGGTAAGGAAACCATGAAACGAGATGCGATCATATCCCTTTTTATCGCGCTCCCGACAGCAAACCTTCCGTTCTGGCAGTGGAGAAGCCCAGCAGACATGATCCTGATGGCCGGAGTGTTTTGGATGGTAGCGTTTTACTTCGTGGTTGGAACGGGATATCAGAAATGATAAAGAAAAAGAGCCCTGGGAGCGGCAACTCCTGGGGCCCAATGGATATAAGCTATATATTTATTATATAGGAATCCAGAGAGAAAAACAAGTGCCAGAAAGGATACAAGCTATGAAAATTGAAGAAAAGTTATGGCATATTCAGCAAAACCTGAAAGCACCCAAGGGCCAGTATAACAAATTTGGGGATTTTCACTACAGGAGTTGCGAAGATATTCAGGAAGCCGTTAAGCCACTTCTCAAAGAAGTGAAAGCAATCCTTCTTATAGGAGACGAGATCGTACAGATCGGTGACCGTTTTTACATAAAAGCGACTGCTGCCTTACAGGATATCGAAAGTGCGGAACGTATCGTCAACACGGCATATGCCAGAGAAGTTGAAGAAAAGCCAAAGATGGACGCCGCCCAGGTAACTGGATCTTGTAGCAGTTATGCAAGGAAATATGCTTTAAACGGCCTGTTCTGTATAGATGATTCCAAAGATCCGGATTATGCAGCACAGGAACCAAAGAGGGGGGGATCAGGAAGACCTTCCAGGCAGGCGGAACAGAGAGTAAAGGTCACGGCAGCAGAGCTGGAGAAACTTAAAAAAGAAGCGTATCGGACAGGAACGGCACTTTCAGCGGTCGGCAACCGGTACCGGGTAACGGACCTGAAGAACTTAACTCATGAGCAGTATTTAAGAGCAATGAGCGCATTTAAGAAGATGGGAACAGTGCCACCGCCAGCACCGGAAAGAGAACCGGAATTCGTAGAGGCGTATGACCAGGAAGAACTTCCGTTCCGGTAAGAGTAAGGAGAAGACATGACAATTTGTTTTACAGTCCCCGGGAAGCCCCAGGGGAAAGCAAGAGCAAGAACCTTTTATAACCCGAAGACCAAGGCAATGAGCAGCGTCACGCCGGAAAAGACAGTGCTGTATGAGAATTTTATTTCGACCTGCTATTTACAGGCAGCAGGAGAAGAACGTTTTTCCGATGCGGCATATATCAGAATCCGGATCCAGGCATTTTACGGGGTGACGAAAAGCACTTCAAAAGTAAAGAGAACAGCAATGCTGAACGGAGAACTGCTGCCGACAAAGAAACCGGATATTGATAACATTGCCAAGGCTGTTCTGGACGCTCTGAACGGTGTGGCGTACAGGGACGATACACAGGTTGTAGAACTGTATGTGAGAAAACAGTACAGCGAGAAACCACGGGTAGAGATTTGTTTGGAAGAACTGGAGGCATAACCATATGGCAAGGCGAAAGCAGGAAGGAAACCGCTTTTTTCGCCTGGATGTGGATTTTTTCTCAGATAAAAAGGTAAAGATCCTGAAAGCCCGGTATGGGGCAGATGGGATCACCTTATACTTGTATCTCCTGTGTGAGATATATAAGACAGGATATTATTTAAAAGTTGATGAAGACTTTGAGTACATTGTTTCAGATGATCTGAACATGGAAAGCAACAAGGTGAAGCAGGTCTTGAACTTCTTATTGGAACGGTCACTGTTTGATAACATACTTTTCCAGTCGGACAAGGTCTTGACCTCTGCCGGGATACAGAGGAGGTATCAGGCAATGGTAAAAGCCAGGGCACTGAAAACTCCGATCACTGTAGACAGGTTTTGGCTCCTTCCGGAGGAGGAAACCGAGACCTTTATTAAAGTGAACTCTTTTTTAAATAATTCCGAGAATAATCCCGATAATTCCAGGAAAAAAGATGATAATTACAGGAAAAATGACACAAAAGGAAAGGAAAAGAAAGGAAAGTATATATATACGGCTCCGCCGGACACATACTTTGAAGATCCTTCTTTGAATGATATCTTTCTGCTCTTCTTGAAATCAAGGCAGAATAAGGGAGAACAACTGACGGAGGACCAGATCCGGTTGCTTGTTGAAGAAATCCTTTCTGTATCTAGCAATCCGGATGAAAGGATCACAATAATTAAAAAGTCTATTATGAACGGTTGGAAAGGATTTTATCCGGTGAAGAAAAAGAAAGCATCATCGAAAAACCGGTTTAATAATTTCCATCAGCGGGACTACGACTTTGCTGACTACGAAAGATGTTTATTAAATCAGGGACCAGGAGGTGATGAGGATGGACGTAAAAGAAGTGTGGGGTAAGGCCTGGAGCCTTAAACCAGATCAGAGCACAGCCAACATGAAATGTCTTGGCACGGTCATCAAATCCGGCATCCGATTCACCTATTATCAGGACGAAAAGGGAGGGATATGGTTTGATGATGAACCAGTCGAAGGAAAACCAGAGTGGATGCGAAGAGCGGACGAGATCAGGAGAAGAAGGAATAGACGACATTCTTGAAGCTTTGGAGACTTACGTGTGTGATGAACTCTGCTGCCATAGAAGCGAAAATCTGACACAGGAAGAAATGGACTGGTACTGCTGCCATTGTGAGTTACAGCAGTACACGGACAAGATCCGCGAAGAGTATGAGAAGGTCAATGACTTTGGCAAGAGCCAGGCAGGTCAGCTTATGAACAAATATCGCAAGATCACACTCTGCAAAGACTGCGGGTATCGCGGAGGGATAAACAAGCCTCACTGTGCAGGAAAAATGTCCGGAATTGCGGGCGTTTTGACAGAAGGCGATGGATGCAGCAGAGGAATTGAGGAGAAGTAAGGGAGGACGCAAGATGTTACAGGAAACGAATTTGGATAAGGCATTGAAAATGGTACTGGCTGGGAAACCGGTACTGGCAGCAGTGAAAAAGACCGGTGATATCACTTCAACAAAATACACATTCCGGTTACTGAATGAGATCCTGGAGAAATATATTTTTCTGATCCAGGTACCGGCGGTTGAGGATCCTGAGTTCAAAGAGAAAGTAGCAGAAATGGTGCAGAGCGTTCCGGCTGTAAATATCGTGGAAAGCCCAGAAAAAAAACAGACAGATAAGCCGAACAAGATCGTACATTGCGAAGAAAGAGGATATTCAGGCTTTCTGCATATCCGTTGTAAATGCGGCGCGGAAAAAAGTTTTTTCACAAAAGCAGGACTAAGCTTTTACAAATGCGCAGAATGCGGAGACCGAACAGAGCTGAAAGACCTGAAACTTGCATTACTTATCTGTGAATGTGGAGAACGTTTAAGGTATTTCACAAATGAGACAGCAGAAATGTTCGATCTGAACTGTTTGGACTGCGGACAGCCGGTAGCAATGAAATACAATGTGAAAAAGAAACGGTACGAAACAATCAGGGAATAAGGGACAGGAGAAAAGAATGGATGTAGTAGAAATCAAATGGTATGAAATGGACATGTCTCTGAATGATGTGAAGAACCTTCTTTCGGCAAATATCAAAACCATGTCCAGAAGCTTTATTGCTGCCGGATATTATATGAAATATATCCGGGACCGTGAATTATTCCGGGACGGTGGATATAGCAGTATCTGGGAGTTTGCGGAAGACCAGTATGGAATCAAAAAGTCAGCAACAAGCCGCTGGATGGCGATGAATGACAAGTTTTCCAAAGATGGAAACAGCCCTATCCTGGATGATAAATACAAGGATTTCAACAAAAGCCAGCTGCAGGAGATGCTGTATCTGACAGATGAACAGATGGAAGAAGCTGAGCCGGAAATGAGTGCAAAGGAAATTCGTGCAATCAGGAAACCTCCGGAAGTAGAAGTTATTGCGCCGGCGCAACAGATAGATGATCAGATCCCCGGCCAGGATAGCATTGAACAGCATCCAGAATATATGCCAGGAAAAATGACGATTGAAACAGCAACCGGACAGAACCGGCCGCCAGAGAACGAGATTCCAATCACACCGGAACTGCAGATAGAACGCTTTTTCGAAGCCCTGAACAGAGGAGATAAGGAGCGTGTCCTTGCGTGCGATATCAATGCAACAACCTATCTGTTGGATGCCCGGTATCAGGATGTCAGAATCAGGAACGGTAATTTCAATTATCAGGCAAATTCAACCGGGATCATGTTCAATCCTGGCAGTTACATGGAATGCGCTTTCACCTGGAATGAGCTGGCCCACGAGCTGATAAAACGGTTCGGGAAGAAACGGAAACCGGTCAAGATGGCGTCTGTAGATGCACTGGAGAAGAAAGAAAACGAAATGCCAGGTCCGGCAAAATGTATCACTGGAAAGAGCGGTTCGGGAATATGCGGGGCAGCAGCCTATTGCAACACGGAATTCAAATGTTGTGCTCAGTGTCCGGACGGCTGTAACAGTCGTTGCGGCTGGCTGGAAGAACGCTGCCAGCAGGTAGCAGAAACACCGGATAAAAAGCAGCAGAAACATTTTGCTGAGGACAACAAAACATCCGACCATTACGGTGAGGTCACCGCATTGCCGGATGCCTGGCCACCAGAATTGAAGGATATCCCAATTCCGACCGAAACTGAGATAATGGGATATTTGTACGATGAGGAGCGAAAACTCAGGGAAATTCTGAAACGGAAAAAGAAGAACCCGGGATGCCGCGTATGGAGATTATGAGACAGCAGATGATTACGGCAGGCCTGAGATTAATCAAGAATCTTGTCGAAGATTGTCGAGAAGAATAAACAAGGGTGTTTTCAAAATCCAGATATATCACAAATACATAAGGGGAGGCCCTGACCTCCCCGGAAAGGGGCAGAAATGTTATTTCCAAAACCGAAAAGTAAGAAAAAGAGAATGCGCCATCCGGCCAGCATCCTGCACGATAAAAACAGCAGAACCTGTTATCTCTGCGTGACACTTCACGACAACTGGAATGAACACAGGATCCTGGATGAGCATCATGTATTTGGAGGACCAAACCGGAAAAACTCAGAAGAATATGGTCTGAAAGTATACCTGTGCCATGATCATCACATCTACGGCCCAGAGGCAGTACACAACAATGCACGGATCCGCCACGAATTACAGCGGACAGCACAGAAATTATTCGAAAAACAACACAGTCACAAAGAGTTCATGGAGATATTCGGCCGGAACTACCTTGATCCGGTAGAAATAGGGAAAATCAATGCGAGGAAGAAAAAAACTGTACAAGATAGTAGACCAGAACGGGAAACAGGTCTTTGAGGATTTGTTTAACTGTCAGCAGGCAGCAGAGAAGATCGGCACAACAAAACAAAACGTCTACCAGGCAGTAGAAAATTACGCTCTCGTAAATAAGAAATACCGGATCATCCCGGAAGACACAAAACTAAGCAGAAAGCTCGATTTTGAACTCCTGGCAGAATGGGACAGATACCGGAAATGGATGCTGAGGGCAGCAGGGAGGAGAAGATGAATAAGAGACAGAAAAAGAAGTTATTCAAGAAAAGAGCTGGCTTTTACCCACCGGGAGGCTTTAATACCTTCGGGTTCCAGATCTTCACCGGAATCGGAATGACAAAGAAGAAATGGGAGAGACTGGACAGGATGCTGGATGATCTATTTGGAAACATGGAATATGACCGGAATACCAGAAACGTAGAGAATTTTAACCGGATCATGACAGAAAGGAGAAAATAATGGAAAATACATGCAAAACCTGTATCAACAACGATGATGGCCTCTGCGATCGCAAAGGAATCCTTGTAGAAGACGAAGATTCCTGTGAGCATCATTGGCCAGTAGGGAAAAAGGTCAAAATAAAAAAACATGAGAAGAAACTGGACATCACACCAGAGCTGGCTATAGCAGCCTATAACACACTGATCCAGTTTTGCAGAAGCCAGCCGGCCAGTGAGGATGGTGCCTGCAATAGATGCGTTTTATATCAGAATTGTCCTGGTACATCGGATTTTTTGCCGGAGGACTGGAAGGAGATAAAGAAAACATGAGATTTTGTTTAATAGTAATTTCGTATGTCATGTTAGGATGGTTTGCGGTTAGAGGAAACATAATGTGGACAATAGTAATGAGCACATTAATTATTACAACATATCTGGAAGAAAGAAGGGATTGAATGAGCTATAAGAACAAAGAAGGTTATCCAGATCCGACTGAAGGAGAAGCAATCCGAAGAGCCAGCCGGATGCCGACACATATCTATAATGTCAGCTGTGCCTTAAATGCTGTGGCAGGGCTCCATGGACTTGAAATCATGGGTCTGAGAGATAAGAAAACAGGAAAAGAATGGCCACAGAGGGGGGTGAGTAGTATGTGAGTAATATTTCTTGGTTCCGGCATGGTGTTCGGAGCCGCAGCCCTGGTGTTAGCCTGGATAGGAAGTAAAGTAATCCTGTCGATCAGGCGGCAGCAGAAGAAGTTTGAAATTGAAGATGAAACTTACAACAAAGTAAAGAAAGCAATCAAAGAAAAGGAGATCGAAAATGAAGAGTAAAGTTATTATCGGAATCGTGGCAGCAGTAGCAGTTCTTGGTGGAGGATACACAGTATCAAGGATGGATTTTATCGGCACAGGCAAAGTCGGCATTGTTTATAACTATAAAGACGGAGTACAGGATAAAGTGTTGACTCCGGGAATGCACTTTATTGCACCAATGAACAAAGTAAAGGAATTTAGTACCAGCAATGAGATCCTTGTTCTTACAAAGGACAAGAGGGATGGCAGTAAAGAAGATGATTCCTTTAAAGTAGCCACATCGGATGATGCCAGCATTGCAGTATCTTTCCAGATGAGTTACCGGTACGATCCAGATACAGTGATTGATACATACAAGCGATTCAAAGGAATGGACGGAGAAGATATCATCGAAAACCGTGTCAAAACTGTTTTGAAGTCAAAGATTTCTGAGGTTACAACTGATTATTCCATGATGGACATCTATTCCGGAAACAGATCCGAACTGAATAATGCCATTACAGAGTATCTCAACAAAGATTTTCACAAAAAATATGGCATTGAAGTCCTGGATGCTTCTATCGTAGACGTACATCCGGATAAAAAGCTGAAACAGGCTATTGATAACAGAGTGACAGCTTTGCAGGAGAAACAGCAGGCTCAGGCAGAACAGGAAAAGGTAAAAGTCCAGAAGGAGACGGAAAAGCTCCAGGCCGAGGCAGATGCCCAGATCGAACTGACCAAGGCCGAGGCAGATGCAAAGAAAGCCAAGGTCAAAGCAGCAGCCGAAGCTGAGAACACAAAGACAAAAGCAAAAGCGCAGGCAGAAGCCAATAAAGAACTCAGTGCATCCATTACAGATGAGCTGATCAAGATGAAGGAGGCAGAAGCTCACTATAAAAATGGCTGGATTACAGTCCAGGGAGCCGATGCCGTGATCGCGGATAAATAAAAGAAATGCAGAGAAAGCCGGGAGCATACACGTTCCCGGCTGAAAGCATCGAAAGGGGAGGGCAACATTGGAAACAGAAACCCAGAAAGAAAACGAAGAGAAAAAGGAATATTTAAAATCCTATCGAAGAGCAGTGAAGCGAGAAAAGGATATCCTTGACGAGATCCAGCGATTGAGGTCAGACAAGATGTTTCCTTCCGTGGTCAATGACGGAATGCCTAAGGGCAGCAGTCAGTCAGATTTGTCAGATTACATAGCTATTTTAGATGAGCAGATCGAGCTCCTGAAGGCAGAACGGCTGGAAAAAGCCAGATGTTATCAGAAAATCGAGAGACAGATCAGACAGATAAAGAACGAAGATGAGCAGGAAGTGTTGAGATTACGATATATAATAGGACTGAAATGGGAGGAAGTAGCTTTAAATATGAGTTATAGCTGGAAACACATACATAGAATTCATTCATCAGCTCTCTGCAATTTCAAGATGACATAGAATGACACACTTTATCTGTGATATCATTACAATGGATTTCAAAAGAACAGATGAAATCCTCCTTTTATGAGCACACTGCCAGGAAATGGGCCTGGCAGCAGTCATGGAACGTAGCTCAGTGGTAGAGCAGCTGACTTATATCCAGTGTGTCGGTGGTTCGAGCCCATCCGTTCCAATTTCTCTATTGTAGAGAAACTCTTAACATCATACATTTTTGGCGAAACGTTTTGTAGAAATACAGAACGTTTTTATGTAAAAAACACAATAAAAATCTGATTATCCGCTAAAATACAGTATCTATCAGCATTTTCAAGGAAACAAACTCATCAATTTACTACTTATTTACTACCAACGAATGAGCCTTGATACGCAAGTTTTCCTAGATATGCAAAGATATGGTACAGCACATCAGTATTGAAACAAGAAAAAATTGAATATTTCATAGACTATGGAACGCCTAAAATGACGTTCCTTTTCTATTTTCAGCCGTTCTTATTGGACGGCTATTTTATTACCCAAAATGAAAGGAGCATTAGATTTATGAAAAAGATATTAAAACGATTGTGTACGGGCTTCTTAGCTCTTGCAACTGTCGTTACTGCTTTACCGACTACACCCGTTCATGCAGAAAGTAAGCAATACTGGACGGAAAGTGCAGAGCGTGTCGGTATCATTGAAAAAGTAATGAATGACGGTTCTATTGGTTCTACATTCAATGAGGGCATGATGAAAGTTGAGGGCGAAACTGCCTATTGTATCGACATCAATACAGATTTTAAGAATGGCTACAAGACCAGAGCTGACGCAAGCTCACGCATGAGTGCCGACCAGATTTCAGATGTGGCGTTATCCTTAGAATATGTCAAACAGTATGGCGAAGCCCACAAGGAACTGAACTACAAACAAGTTTATCTATTGGAACAATGTGTAGTCTGGCAGAGATTGAGCGTACATCTCGGCTGGCAATGTGATAACGTGCGAGCTTCTTATGATGAAATTCCAAAGGCAACGCAGGACGAAGTTTTCTCTGGTGCAAGAGCCTTTGTCAAAGAAAATAAAGGACGCTATGAATGTGGAGGTTATATCTACTCTGGCGAGGGACAGGAATTAGGGCAATTCTGGGCGAAGTTGAATGTCGGAAATGCTACACTTCAAAAGACTTCCAGTAATACCGGCATTACAGACGGTAACGAAAATTACTCTATTGCTGGTGCAACATACGGTGTCTTTGCTGATAAGGACTGCACAAAACAGCTTGCCACCCTTACGACTGATAAAAACGGAAATACAGATGTTGTAGAGGTAAAAGCAGGCACAATCTATATCAAGGAATTATCCGCACCAGCAGGATATAAGGTAGATAAAACTGTATATTCCTTAAAGGTTGAAGCTGGAAAGACAGCGACTTTGAAAGTATCTGATACGCCAAAAGTAACGGACACTTTGATTGAGCTTTTCAAGATTGACATGGAAACACAGAAAAACAATCCGCAAGGGAACGCTTCTCTAGCAGGCGCGGAATTTACATGGAAGTATTATGCTGGCTTCTATAATAAAGACAATCTCCCTGCCGAAGCTACTCGTACATGGGTTACAAAGACAATCGCTGAAACAGACAGCGACGGGACAGCCCACTACATTACAAAATTAGCGGACGCATACAAGGTATCTGGCGACAGCTTCTATATGCAGGACAGCAAAGCGGTTCTTCCACTTGGGACGCTAACCGTAGAAGAAACAAAAGCTCCAAACGGCTACTTGTTAGAGGGTGCATATATGCAGGCTGGCGATAAGTCCGAACAGATAAAAGGCTTATATGTAACACAGATTACCGAGGACGGCGACCTTGCCGTATTATCTGGAAGTAACCAGTTTTCCGTATCAGACAAGGTTATCCGTGGCGGTGTCAAAATTCAGAAACGAGATTTAGAAACGGGCGATACCAAACCACAAGGAAGTGCCACTTTGAAAGATACTGCCTTTGACATCATTTCCTTAAATGATAATGCGGTATTGGTTGAGGGCAAGCTCTACAAGAAAAATGAAGTCGTAAAGACTATTCATACAAACCTTGAGGGTGTCGCTTCCACTTCTGCTGACCTTTTACCTTATGGAAATTTCAGTATCGCTGAAAGTGAAGCTCCAAACGGATATTTGACAGACGGTGCAAAACCGATTGATTTTGCAATCACAGAAAACGGAAAAATCGTGGACTTAATCGACGAAGCCCATTCTATCTATAATCAGATTAAGCGTGGCGATATTGAGGGCGTAAAAATCGGTGCAGGCACACACAAGCGTCTTGCTGATGTTCCCTTTAGGATCACAAGCAAGACGACGGGCGAAAATCATGTGGTGGTAACTGATGATAACGGGCAATTCTCCACTTCTGCTGACTGGGCTTCTCACAAGCACAATACTAACGCAGGCAAGACCAGCGAGGACGGTGTGTGGTTTGGAACTTCTGAACCAGACGACAGCAAAGGTGCATTGCCTTATGATACCTACATCATTGAAGAAATGCGTTGCAACAGTAACAAAGGCTTTGAACTTATCCCACCTTTTGAAATCGTGGTATCAAGAAATAATCTTGTGATTGATTTAGGGACTTTGACTGATGAATACGAAAAAGAAATCTCTATCCATACCACAGCAACCAGCAAGGACGGCGAAAAGACTATCCTTGCAGGAAAAGAGGTTACGATTGTTGATACTGTCAAATTAGACGGACTTACAAAAGGCACAAAATACCAGCTCAAAGGTTGGCAGATGTTAAAGGAAGAAAACGCCGAGCTTATCATTGACGGGAAACGTGTAGAAAACGATTATACCTTTGTCGCTGATGATGAAGAAATGAAAGTGGAAATTTCCTATACATTCAACGCGTCTGCTTTAGGTGGCAAGAACCTTGTTACCTTTGAGGAATTGTATGATTTAAGCAATCCAGACGAACCCGTAAAAGTTGCGGAACACAAGGACATTGAGGACGACGGGCAGACGGTACTTATCACAGAGCGTATCATCAAAATTCATACGACTGCTACCGATAAGGACGGCAACAAAGAGATTGAAGCAGGAAAAGACGTTACAATCATTGATACCGTAACCTTAGAGGGCTTAGAAGTCGGTACACAGTACAAACTTGTGGGCTGGCAGATGTTGAAAGAAGAAAATGCAGAGTTTCTTATCAATGGAAAACGTGTGGAAAGTGATTACACCTTTACTGCTGACAGCGAAAACATGAAAGTGGAAGTTGTCTTTACCTTTGACGCTACTTCCCTTGACGGAAAACAGCTTGTAACTTTTGAGGAATTATACGATTTAAGCAATCCAGACGAGCCGAAGAAAGTTACCGAGCATAAGGATATTGAGGACGAGGGACAGACGATTACTTTTAAGGAAAAGCCAGAAGAACCAGAGAAACCCGAAACACCACCGACACCGGAAAAGCCTAACAGACCTAGCGACAGTCCAAAAACGGGCGACAGTACAAATGTAATGGCATTTATCGTGATGTTGCTTGCGTCTGCTGGTGGACTGGCTGGAACATATCTTTACAAACTCCGTAAAATGAAAAAATCATAA